TATCTATACCGATTCCCTTTGGCGATTGATAGCCGCAGAGATAGCATGCGGATCGTGTAAGGTGCGTCCATTCCTCTTCGGTAAGTTCAAAGGGTAGACCTCGTTGTTCAGCTTCTTTTTTATACGCAGTAAAGTTCCTAAAACATGAGCGATAATAGTATTGCTTCCATTTCGTATAAAAGGACTTATCTGCTAGTTGACGCCTTGAGAAGAGTTTACATTTATCAAGGAAGAACTCTTTATCATAGATATGCTTCATACGATTACACTTCCAGCATGCAGTTACACAGTTGTCTTCTTGATAGCCAATAGAGTTATCTACTCGATCTATACCATTTACTTCCCCTTCCGTTTTGTGCCCGCAATAATGGCATTCCCCTATAACAAGTGTTGAAAACGCATCAAACTGAAGATCCATTTGGTATCCACGTTTTGCGGCAGATACAACGTACTCTTTGAAATAGTTATCCATATGTTTAGTTCGCTCTTCTTTATAGTTTCTAATCCGCTCTTTTCGTTTTTCATCCTGCTTTGCTTGAGCAGTATTGCATGCAGTACAGTTTACAGATTCTTTTCCAGAACGTGTTATAAATTTATCAAAATCCTTCCCGCATTGAGCGCATACTCGTTGCGTAGTGTGCGTCACCGTTTGAAGCACTCGGCTTAGCTGTTTGCGTTTTGCATATTTTTCATTATCTGCTGCACGTTGTTTCTCTAAGCAGGCATCACATGAATGTTTATCTTTTCCACACAGGGTAAAACACCCTCGAGCAATATCACAGTACTTAATACCCTTTTCTATTTCTTCTTTTCTGTAGTTATCTCGTTCATGTTTTTTGCAAAAGCCAGGCTCTACAACTTTGAATGCGCAACCTGTATGTTCACAAGGATGCTGTTTCTTTGTTAGCTTTTCTCTACATTCTGCGCAAGAGACTTGATTTCCTGAAATATCTTCAGGCGTTAGTTCAGTGCTACAGCCTCGGAAGAAGAAGCGACACCACTTTTTTCCTTCTTGAATCCCCAAGTTATAGAGGCGATTCCGTTCATGACGACCGCAGTAGCCATGTTCCGATGGTGGAAACTGACATCCTTGACCTTTTCGAGGTCCTTCTTGAACAACAGCCTTACACAGTGCCATTTCTAAAGTGGTACTGTGAAAGGGATTTAGGTGTCCACTGATACCCGGGAAGTTATTTAAATTTTAGTATTTTCGGACCCATAGAAAAACAAGAAAACACACCACATGACGTGAGTGTGATGAGGATTTGTCCCCACTTTCTTAATTGCTGTAAGCTAAGCCTCCCATGCCGCTCATGACGCGCAGCACATTGTAGTTCGTGGCGAACACGTACACGCTGGAGGACACCACGGTGCCCACGGCGTTGTTGGACACCGTCAGCAGCAGAGTGGTGTTATCAATACGGGACAGATTGCACGTGCCGCTGGGCTGGTGCTGCTCGGGCTGCAGGGCGAAGGAGTACACGTTGATGCCCACGGCAGGCACGTTGGTGTGGTGCTGGAAGGGCTGCACCTCGTTGAAATAGCGGCCCTCGCGCACCTGGAACCTGTCGTGGCCGTTCAGCTGGAGCAGGGCCGTCACGCAGGGGTTCTTGCCCGCCATGCCCTCCACGCGGGTCACGGAGTAGCCAGACTCCAGCACGGAGCGGTCCCACCAGTCGGAGAAGTTGAAGGGCTGCTGGCCCTTCCAGCCGTTCACCACCGTGTCGTCGCACGACACGAAGGAGTCGCGCTGCACCACCCACACCAGCTCCTTGCAGGGGTGGTTGAAGTTCAGCTTCAGCTTGTTCGCAGAGCTGGTGATGGACTCCGCACCCGTGAACTGCAGGGTCTCAATCAGGTACTCGTGGCTCACCTGGGCGAACTTGCGGCGCTCGTCCGTGTCCAGGTAGATGTAGTCCACGTACAGGGAGGCCGCCTGCAGGTTCGCCGCAGCCACGCGGTCGCGGATGGTGTGGTAGTTGGAGGGGATCTGGGGCGTCACGTCCCAGCACAGGTTGCGCAGGTCGTTGAACTCCAGGTTAATGCGCACCTCGTGGTACTGGAGCGCAATCAGGGGCAGGGCCAGGCCAGGGTTGCGGCAGAACCAGAACTGCAGGGGAATGTAGAGAGTGTAGGCAGGGGCACAGTTCACCTGCTCGTTGGAGGTGTTGGGCTCGCCGCCGGCACAGTCGTCATCGCAAGGCTCGCCACCCTGCACCAGCAGGTTGGTCAGCACGGGCACGTTACCCACCATCTTGGCGTAGCCGGCCTGCTTGCCCGCCTCCTGGGACAGCTCATTCCAGATGTGCAGCCAGTTGCCATAGTGCTTGTCGATGCGCTGGCCACCAATCTCAATCTCCACGGACTTGATGAGGTTGTGCCCCACCCAGTTGAGCCAGCGGAACTGCGCACCAGAGCCATCGCTGGTCTGGAGGGTCACCGCGGGCAGGGTGGCCTGCAGGTACATGCGGTGAATCAGATCGCCGTTACGCTGGATGGTGCAGGTCACACGCTTGCCGAAGCCAGGAGAGCCGTTGAAAGGGTTCTCAATGGACTCCATGGCAAAGTTCGTGTGGCGACGGTACACCACCTTAAAGAAGGTAATCTGGGGATTACCGGTCAGATACACATCCTGCGCGCCGTAGGCAACAAGCTGCATTAAGCCACCACCCGTCATTTGTTATACCCCTTCTTCAGAAATAATTTCTGGACATCTTGAAATTTTGGAAAAATACGGGGCTGCCGGAGGCATTCCTCCTTCTTCCACCCCATTTAGCATGGTGCTGCCGGGGACATCTTTTTTCGAGCCGTTTGCCGCTGTTCTGGCAAGCCTAAACACTCCTTATGAGAATTTAAAAGGAAGATGTTATCGAAGGAGGCGTTCTTCAAAATACGTCCCACAAAACGGAGCAATCCTGAGGCCAGGACCACGCTGGATTGCCTTCATCAAGTCCATGTACAGAATATTTTAATGAATGAATCTGAGTTATCGCAGAGCAGAGCTCAGCTCCTCCAGATTGATGCTGAGATCGGCGTAACTGTTGATGAAGTTCGTCAAGAGCAACTTCGCAAGCTTAGAAATGAGCAGCAAAAGGGTATTGAACGTAGCACAGGGAACTCGGAAATGTTTGATTATTTTCTGAACACTGGGGATATTCTGTATAACTATTACGAGGTTCAAGAGAAGATACAGAAGGGGGCTGAACCGTCGACGCGGAGGGTCACCAAGGCAAAGCAGGGGTCTGTGCTGGCTGCGCTGGAAACTGCTGCAGCAACTGAAGGGGCGCCCGAGCCCCTCTATATGCCCCATGCACAGGGGGCGCTGCTGAGTCGCGATAAGCTGCTTGAACAGTATCTACAAAAGGTTCATCCTGAGCATGCGCGTGGCGGCGTGACAGAGACAGAAACGTACGGGGAATGCGCCGAGTGCGAGAAGGAGATGGTCTTCAGCGCCAATGAGGCGATTTTCACCTGTACCGAGTGTGGCTATCAGCAGTTTATTCTGGTGGACTCGGATAAGCCGAGCTACAAGGACCCGCCTCGCGAAGTCAGTTACTATGCCTATAAGCGCATTAATCATTTTAATGAGTGGCTCGCCCAGTTCCAGGCCAAGGAGTCTACAGAGATTCCACAGGAGGTCTATGATGCGATTTGCGCGGAGCTCAAAAAAGAGCGCATCCTGGATTATCGGACTCTTTCTCGCCAAAAGGTGCGTGAGATTCTCAAGAAGCTGAAGTTCAACAAGTATTACGAGCACGTGCCCCATATTATTAATCGGCTCAATGGCCAAAATGCGCCAGTAATGAGTCGAGAAATCGAAGAGAAGCTGCGCTACATGTTTAAGGAGATTCAGCCGGCGTTCCAGAAGAACTGCCCCAAGGATCGGAGCAACTTTTTATCGTATTCGTACGTCCTGTATAAATTCTGTGAACTTCTGGACCTGGATGAGTATCTGCCGTCCTTTCCACTACTCAAGAATCGCGATAAGCTCTACATTCAGGATAAGATCTGGGAGAAAATATGCGCCGATTTGAGCTGGCAATTTATAAGATCTGTTTG